ATTTCGGTCTGCGCCCTAGCAATCTCATCAGCCGCTCGTGTGCGCTCCTTCTGTTGGGTTTTACGGATTTGGTTCGACCTTTCAGCACCTTTCTCGTCCGTCGAGCGTACCATGACTTGGTCAACCGCCGCATCCAACTGTAAGAGATTTTTGCGATTAGTCTCGATGCTCTCCTTGAGTGTTTTGATCTTCTCATCATAAATGAATTCCTTTTCAATCAATGGTGCAATGCTTGATGAATGTTCTATGTGTGCTTTTGAAAGATAACCAAAGATACCCATCGATGTAATTGCCATGAGTAATATAACAGCAATTAAAAAGTAATAACGCATCCATCGTGTTGTAACATTCCAATTGTTATATAACCAAGATACTGTTACTAACTTAGCCATCTCAAGTACCGAACCCATGATAATAATCGGCCAGTATGAACCTGGGAATATTTGTGCAAGTCCAATGACCGAATAATATGCTGCAACAGCAGACAAAGCAATAGCAGTTAAGAATGGAAATAATGATTGTAACATTAGAAGAAACTCTCCAACGAATTAGATTTTTCAGACTCCCATCCCATACAGGTTAGAATAACCGAAACTGGTTCAATAAAAGCCTTCTCGAATTGAATATTATAGTCGATATACTTCTGCAAGTCAAACTCTTTCGGGAGTCTTGTCGGAAAAGATATGACTGTATCCTTTATTGGATTCGGTGATTTTAGATAGGTGAACTTTAATTTCTCACCTTCTTGTATTAATGGGTAACTGTTTGTTAGATTCTTTTGTTTTAAGAAATGATTATATAGTAACGCACCCTTTACATGAATAGGTGTACCTTTCTTGTATATACCAACAGAATCACGATACTCAGCAAGATTATTCACTCCACGTGGGAACGATATATCTTCGACTGGTAAGGATTTAAATTCTTCTCGGAATTTTGCAATAAAGTCTTGTACATCTGTCTCTGTACCATTCATTACAAGTTTAACCATCTCCTTCATTTTTTCACGAATAGCATAGGGTGTAGAAGATTTAATCATCTCTAGACCTTTAACTTTCATTTGCGGTTCTGCATATTGAACACCTTCGTTGTTATACACATTGAGGATGTATCGTTTCTTTGCAGTCCATATACCTTTACTTGCAAGTGCTTCACGTTTCATTTGCATTTTTTGTGCGTAGGCGTGGATGTAATCAGCAAGCTCTTGATAACTCTTATTAATGTACGGTTGTATCTTATCTTCACAGACACGATCCATGAAGGTGATAATTTTGTTAGGATCCGTTTCTTCTTTATAGACTTTGCGTACAAGTGGGCCAAGGTTGAGATATATCGAATCCGTATCTGAAGCAATAACATAATCTTTTTTCGTTTTTAAAATATCATTCATGTAGGTATTAAGTTTACTTTCAATCCACTGGATTGCTAGTTGACCCGACATGGTTACTGCTAGTGCCATTCGCAAATCAAAGAATCGGAAATACTGTGAACCCAATGCACCATAAGCAGAGTTCAAAGATAATTTCTTTGCAAGTTGTAGATTGTTATATCTTGAGATTAAATTCTCTAGTTCTTTTTTCTTAGTTACATCAGTTTCATTTTCATACTCTTGTTCAGCCTTGAGCATTAACTTTTTAAACTTCTTACGATCATCATACATTTATTCCATCATCTTTGGCAAGAATCCTTGTACATCTTTACGGAAGTATTGAGCATTAGGTGTTAGGATGACATCCGATATCTTTGAAGTGTCAACTTTCATTTCTAACAGTTTATCTACGGTTACACCATCATGTATTACCTTACGCATTTCTTCTGTATGTTCTGATACAGGAATCAACGTCTCAGGAGATATGTTGTACATTTGAATCAAGTGTGGATACAGAGAATTCAAGTCAAACGATGCAACCCAATCGTGATTACCAACTTGTGGTTCTTTAACATACGCACCTTCAAATGCTTCACCTTTATGTGAAACTTCTTTTGGTGGTACGATGATCTTTTGTTCTAGTAGATGGTTGTAAATCAACGCATCCCACATGCGAGTTTGTGCAAAGACATCAGCATAGTTACACTTGGTATCATATGCCATAGTCAATGCCAACTGAATCAACTTTAACTTTTCTTCTAGTTTCAGAATCAGTTCAACGTCTTTGATGTTATACTCAATAAACTTCTGATAGTTTAATCTGTACAATTGATGAAGGGTATCATATTCATCATAGGATAGTTTGTTCTCACCAAGTTCTACACTTGCGATGTTATCCAACTTGTATGAATCTTGTGACTTACCATTAGGCGCATACCATTTGTATAGTTCAATATAATCTAGTTGACCAATACCAAAGATATCATAAGACTTCTTCTCTGAACCTTTGAAATTGTAAACCCTCTCATTGATTACTTCCCATGGAGATAACTTACGTGCTTCCTTCTCACCAAATAGTTTAGTGAAACGATTAATCAGATAAGGAATATCAAATCCTTCAGTATTCCAACCAGTTATCACATCAGGATAGTTGTATTGCCAATCATTTAGAAATTTCTTACATAGATCAATTTCATCTTGGCATCGAACATAACTAACAGTTTCATCGTTATTATCATAGTGACCACAACCATAAACAGTAGTGCCACCGTTCAATTGACGAACAGCGATTGCAGTAATTGGTTCTGATGCTTTGTAAGGATCAGGGAAACCATTCTCAGAACCAACCTCAATATCGATGATTACAATTGATAGTTCATCCATGTTCCAATCAATCAAACCTTTATGGTTGTCTGCGATAAATGCATATGCGTAACGATCATTACCATAGACTTTAAAATTCTCTACGGATTCATATCGTTTAACAAAGTCCCTTGCCTCTCTAATATTGGAAAACTGCATGGGTTCTAGATATTCACCGAACAGAGTTTTGTAGTCGGTCTTTTTCTTGGCAGGTAAAAAGAGAGTAGGCGCATAGTTGATTTTCTCTTTTATGCGCCTACCATTCTTTACACCTCGATAAAGTATATGAGGACCATATACCGTTATGTTTGTGTAGTATTTACTCATTAAAGTGTTTTTGCAATTTGTATTCCGGATCCGAAGATAGAGTTATACTGATTTTCTAATTCAAGTATAGGCGTAGTAGTGGTTAGAATATCATTTTTTATAATCTGTATTCCACTTCTGAATTCATTAGTATAATCTAAAAATGGAGAAAATGCAATACTTCCAGTATCGTTTGCCGCACGTGGTGGAATCTGTACCACCTGTACAGGTTCTTTAATAGTCACATAATTAAATTCTGGTAAATCTTCAACATTCCCCATTAGGGTATGATTTGTTTTTAGTGTTAGTAGTTTTACCATTATACTGCCACCTTCATGTCAGCATCTAAAACCCTTAGGGTTACCCACTTGCGAGGGAATAACATTTCCCTTCCAACAAAGTCTTTCATATCATACGTTGGGTCATCAACAAGACCCAACAACTCTACTTTGTTGTCAAAGTCACGAAGGAACAAGTCATACTTGTATGCCTTAGGTGCGTTCTTTTGTGATGCGATGTTTTTTGCGAGTTCACGAATGTTCATATATTTTTCCTCAGTTAATAAATTATTGGCGTTGTTGTGCTTTAAGTTGGTCAATTATTTGTTGTATCTCATTTCGAATTCCGTCGTTAATACTTGGTATCCATGGAAGAATTCTTGACAACAAACGAATAACATCATTAGGGTTCATATTGGCGAATTGGAATATTGCATTTTGTTAAAAAGTCTATCCCATCATTGTTTTTTAAGTTGAGATGTTTAAAAATCACTTCTGAAATTCCCGCTTGATAGATTTGTTTTGCACAATCCATGCAAGGAGCATGTGTAACAAATATGGAAGCACCTTCTGAAGAATTAGTTGAGCGGGTTACCTTTGCAAGTGCATTTGCCTCTGCATGAATCACTTCTGGTTTAGTGACTAGTTTTACATGCATATCATCCACATAAACATCATCCTCACATTTGTTATCCCAACCAGAAGGCATACCGTTG